TACTTTTCTTTAGATCATTGGGCGCATAGTTCCTTCTAATAGAAAGAACTTTTCTATTGCCTTCTTCTACAGTTACTACGTAGGGCAATTTTATTCCGGTTGGCTCATTTTGTGCATCAACCTCTTCAAAACCTTCTAAATCTAAATTAACATGACACTCTAACAAAGTATACACAGGTTCATTTCTTCCTGTTTTTTTTGTTCCTTCTAGTTCACGTTCTTTTTTTTCTAATTCATTATTTGCATCTGTGCCTGGAGGACCTAATTCTACATCTCTATAAAATCCTGACACTTGTTGTTTTCTTAATTCATTTTCAGAAATTTTTATTTTATGAATAACTGCCTCCGCATCGTCTAATGAGGTAGCCGTATACGGGACAATTAATTCATCTGCAGGTACAAACTTTGATACTGCTCTGCCCATTGGTACATCGTAGTATACTTTTTTAAAAGTTGATCCTGCTAATGGTAAATGAAATAACATAGAATCGAATTCTGATTCATACTCTTTCATTTGATCCATAATTAAGTAATTCATAAAATCTTTAACACGAGTTGCTTGTTGTTCTGTTCCAGGATTTTTAACACCTATAACCTGTGTTCTTACAGGTCCATCACTCGGTAATAATTCTTTATAAGCTTGTGCTTGAAATTGTGTTACTGCTTCTGCAAGAACTGGGTGAGTTGCACCACTAGCTCCTTGAAACGGTTCAGTTCTATTTTCATATTTAAAACCTAAAAGATCTAAACCAGTTTTGTAAGATTGTTCCCATTCTTTTCTTGAAGTTTTATAATCCATATAATTTTGAGTCATCTCGTTTCCGATTGGCTCTAAAATATCATCTGGTAAAAGATCTGCTAAATTATCAAAATGTGATTCTGTTCCAGGAATATTTACTGATCCTGGTTCGTAATCGATAGTTGCTCCACCGTCCTCGTTAGGGATAACTTCGATTGGTCCTTTTTCTGGTTGTTTTTCCTGAACAGCAACTTCTTGTATTTCTTCATCTGAAGGAATCTCAAGTTTATTTCTAGTGTTCGGGAGTCCTTTGTCTATTTCTGCCATATATTACTCCTAGTAGTTTCTAACACGGTTTTTAAGGGATAGCAACCCTAGAGGTTGAGGCCCTGATTCTGGAGGAGGTCCTGATGGATCACCTGCTTCTTTTGCAATACCACCACCTGCAGCTTGAAATTCATCTATTCTTTGTGAACCACCAATGCCTGGATCATAGTATCCTCGTTCTTCTGCTCGTTTTAATCTTTCTTCTGCAAATTTTGCTTCTGCTGCTCTATCTTTTTTTGCTTGTGATTCATACATATTTAAATCAAAAAAATCTCCAGTCTCTAGTTGTGGGTTTACTCTCGTAAAAGGTTGCATAGCTTTTAATACGTCTTGTTCAGTTGTTACTTTACCAGGTCTACTGACATATTGTTTTGGTTCACCTAATTTATTTAAACCACTTAAATAACCTTGATAAACATCTGTTAGTTTATCTGCTTGTCCGTATCTTGGATCAGATTTTTTTAATTGTTCTTTCATGTCTTTACCAGCAAAACCAAAAGTTAAATTAGAAATTATCTCATCTTTGTTTGCACCAGTTGCATAATCTGTTGCTGCAAAGAAACCACCAAAGACTATTTCAGGAGCAATTAATCCTGCACCAAGAACTTTAGTTACATTAGCTACGGCTTTTGCACCTTTTGCTGTTTTAGTAATATTGTTTATTTTATTTATATTTAATCTATCTGCAGGTGATAAATTATCTCCACTTCTAACTTTTTCTAAACCTTTTCTAATACATGATATACTTGCACCAGCATCAAAGTTTATTCGACCACCTTCTCTTGCTGCTTTTGGTCCACAACCTATCGCTGCATATTTTTGTAATAAATTTTTTTGCAATGAATCTTTTCCTAGTTTTACTATTTCATCTGCTTTAGCAGATTTAGAATCTATTTGTTTTAATGTAGTTCCTGCTTCGTCTGGAGCAATAGCTATACTTGGATCAGGTAATTTTTCTTTAATCATTAACCCTCCATCAAAACCTGTTGCTTTAACATTTAATCTAGCTTTTGTTTTTGCATATTGAGGAAATTTTTTTCTTAACGCTCTATCTTCTTTTTGTTTTTGAGCTATTGCCATTCTTTTTTCTGAAACAGATAAATCTTTATTGTTTTGTATTTCATAAATATCTTTTGATATAGCAACTATTTTTTTTTCAAAAGGATGATATTGTTTTATGTTTATATCTGCTGGTAGATAACCTAAATTTTTTAAAGTATCTAACTCTCCTAAAGATAAATGAGAAAGTTGTAATCCATCTTTACCAGCTAATTTAGTTAAGATACCAGGATTCGATCTGTATAAATCTTTAGCTTTTCTGGCTTCCGCATATTTAGAAGTATTTTCTATTCTTTTTTTACCAGCTGATTTGTATTTTAATTTTTCACCATACTTATCTTGTTCTTTTCTAGTAACAACTGATTTTCCAGAATATTCACTATCTCCTCTTAAATCTTTTTTATTTTGTTCAAATAGTTTATCTCCTATTTTTATAGGAGGTGCATCGTCAATTGCAGCTTGAACTTCTTCTAAAGTACGCATTGCTGCATATTGATTTTTACCAGGAGTTTTAGCATAAACAGTTCCAAATCTATTTGATCGTGGATATTGATACACATCTGTTTTAACAGGACTAGTGTCTGGTGGTGGTTGACTACCTCTTTTTAATTCTACTCTTATCTCGTCATCATCATATAGATCGATAGTAGCTAACAAATCTTTCATTATTCTCCTAATAGTCTTGCAACACCGCCTGATGCAAAGTCATAATCTTTATCAGGAACTGGTCCATATTTTTCTTCTAGATATTCTGCTTGTTGTACTGGATCTTCGTTAATAGCTTTTGTTTTATCTTTTTTTCTTTTAGATTCTACAAATTCTTTTATAGTTGGTTTATTATCTCCTCTTGCAATTATTTTTAATCTACTTGTGTCGGACATTAAATCATCAATACTGTTTACTAAATTTTCTCCATCAAATTCCATATCACCATCCATATTAACAACACGTGGTTCAGGTTCTACTGCATAAAATTCAGCTGATGGTCTTGGATCACCTTCATCAGGTAAAGGTTTTTTGTAAACAAGATCAACAGACTCTTCGCCAACGTTTGTTGGTGATTCATAAGATACTCTGATCTCACCTGTATCTGTATTTCTATAAACTGTTACATCTTCAAATTTATCTATATTTAATCTATGCACACTTTCTCTTTCCTGTGTTGCAAGTTTTTTAGTTACATCTGTGCCCTCGTTAATAACTTTTGTAACAAGAGCATCAAACCATTCTGGTTTACCAGGCACAGCCTCTGTTTTAATAATATCTTTTGTAATTTTGCTTGCAGCTCCCTTACCAGCAAATTTTAATAACCCTGTTTTAAGTGCACCAATACCTGCACCAACGCCACCCATTAATTTTAAAAACGCTCTTCTATTCATACCAAGTTTTAAACCAATACGACCACCCATAGCTTTTTCTTCTGGGTCTGGTTTTTTTGGTTTTACTATTTTTGGATTACCCTTACCCATCTGTTTTTGCATTTTATTAAATATGTTATCAAACATTCCAACCTGTTCGCCACCCATAATACCTTTTGATGTATCGATAACGTTGCCTTTCATGTCGACAACTTTATCTTGTTGTTTAATTTTTTCTAATGCTTCTTGTTTGATTTTAATTTTTTCTAGGCCATCTGGCATTCTACCCGTTACTTTGACAAAACCTTTTGTCAATCTTGAGATCATCTGCGGTAATGTAAACGTAGCCATTAGTAATAATTCCTTTTAGTTTTTTCGATTTTTTCATCGACATAGTCTTCAGGGTGACTAATTAATCCACCTTGTCTGAATCGCATGATGGCTTGTGTTGTTGAATCGACTAGGTCATCATGGTCTCCATACGGAAACGCAGCACACTCTTCAATGACGTCGTCTGCAAATTTCTGCTCTGGAGCCCATATCATACCAGATTCGAACAGAGGTGCAACTGAATTTACCCTAGAATGCTTGTCATTACCTTTTGATGGTGTGTAGTTCATAACCGGTATATCCATCTTACGAAGTTCGTAAGTAAGTGGTAAACCTGATGCTTTCGCCTCAACAATAACTGTTTCAGGATTCCAATACTTATATTGCTCTAATGCAAGACGTCGTAGTTCTGGAAACTCGTAACGTCCTTTGATTGCATCAAGCAATATAAGATTAGCTCCACTATCTTCATCAGGATAAAATATACCCCATGTAGTAATGGCACTGTAATCAGCTGTCTCCTTTTTTAAAAATGCAGTGTC